AAACGGGAGTAGTATTTCGGCTATTCCGAATGAAGGTCTAAGAGCTGCTTGCGCGGCAGTCAAGTTCCCAGATTCAAAATGAGAGGTATCTATGGAGAAAAGCATTCTCGATACGATCAAAGCAATGCTTGGTTTGGCAGATACATACGAGGCTTTCGACAATGAACTTGTCAGTCACATCAACTCGGCCTTGTTCATTGTTGGGCAGTTAGGTATTGGTCCATCCGAAGGTTTCCGAATAACTGACAGCCATGAAGAGTGGAGCAATCTCTTAGGTCCGGTTAAGGATCTGGAAAGCGTGAAGACCTTTGTGTATCTGAAAGTTCGTGAAACATTCGATCCACCAATGAACAGTTTTATCTTAACTGCTTTACAGAACCAAGCGCAGGAATTGGCATGGCGGATCAATGCTCAGGTCGATAACTTGCCTCCAGCCATCGCGATTGATGAGGAGTAAGTATGGAAGTACAAGAAGTAGATGATTTCTTCGAACACTTTGGTGTCAAAGGTATGCGCTGGGGCGTTCGGAGAAACCGCAATAATACAACTACAAGACAAAGTCTGAGACCCAAGAAAGAACAAACAGACCTCAGCAAGATGAGTGATGCTGAGCTACGGACTCGTATAAACCGAATCCAGATGGAACGCCAGTATCGTGAACTAACATCTCCAAAAGGTCATAAAGTTCAAACTGAAGGCCAAAAGTACGTTAAACGAATCTTGATTGATACGGCAATGAACGCAGTAGCCGAGATAGTCAAAGAACGGTATAAGAAGCAAATGGTCAACACTGGAGCGGCAATGGGGTCAAAGCTCGAAGTCTGGAGAGCAGCCAAGCTCGCAGCTAAAACCTTAGGATAGGATTCAAAATGGGATTGTCCAATACGGCAACGCCTAAGTATTATGGGCAATTTCGTGATTCAGTTCTCCGTGGGGATATTCCGGTGTGCAAAGAAATCTCCATGGAGATGAATCGAATAGACGATCTTATCAGAAACCCTGGCGTTTATTACGATGAAGACGCTATAGACGGATTCATTCTCTACTGTGAGAACGAACTCACCCTCACCGATGGCTCTGACTTAGTACTACTGGACTCATTCAAACTCTGGGCCGAACAAATCTTCGGATGGTACTACTTTGTCGAGCGAAGTGTCTACCAACCAGGACAAGAAAACCACGGCGGACGGTATGTACGCACAATGGTCAAGAAGCGATTGACCAGCAAGCAGTATTTGATCGTAGCTCGTGGAGCAGCTAAGTCTATGTACGCTTCATGCGTGCAAAGTTACTTTCTGAACGTCGACACAAGCACGACACATCAAATCACAACCGCTCCGACAATGAAGCAGGCTGATGAAGTAATGTCTCCTGCACGAACCGCGATTGTAAGATCTCGTGGTCCGTTGTTCAAGTTCTTGACCGAGGGTTCTTTGCAGAACACGACCGGGTCTCGAGCCAATCGAGTTAAGTTGGCGTCAACTAAGAAGGGCATCGAGAACTTCCTGACCGGGTCGCTCGTGGAAGTTCGTCCAATGTCTGTAGACAAACTCCAGGGGTTAAGACCGAAAGTCTCTACCGTTGACGAATGGCTTTCTGGTGACATTCGGGAAGACGTCATCGGCGCAATTGAGCAGGGAGCTTCCAAGCTCGATGACTATGTGATCGTCGCAATCAGTTCTGAAGGTACCGTTCGTAACAGCAGTGGCGACACAATCAAAATGGAACTTATGGACATCCTGAAGGGCGAGTATGTCAACCCTCACGTGTCAATTTGGCACTACAAATTGGACGATGTCAAAGAAGTTAACGACCCATCGACTTGGCTGAAAGCAAATCCGAATCTTGGGAAGACGGTTTCTTATGAAACGTACCAATTGGACGTTGAGCGTGCAGAGAAAGCTCCTGCGACTCGTAACGATATTCTGGCTAAACGTTTCGGTCTTCCTATGGAAGGCTACACATATTTCTTCACCTATGAAGAAACGAAGCCTCATCGACTTAGAGATTTCTGGGAGATGCCTTGCGCGCTTGGTGCTGACCTTTCGCAGGGAGATGACTTCTGCGCATTCACTTTCTTATTTCCGTTACCTAACGGGTCTTACGGTGTCAAGACTAGGTGTTATATTTCGTCATTGACTTTGATGAAACTACCCAGCGCCATGCGTATAAAATACGATGAGTTCCTGAAAGAAGGAAGTCTTCAGGTTCTGGAATGCACAGTTCTCGACATGATGGAAGTCTATGAAGATCTGGACGCTTTCATAACTGAGATGAACTATGATGTCCGGTGCTTTGGATTCGACCCGTACAACGCTAAAGAATTCGTTACCCGCTGGGAAGCAGAGAATGGCCCATTCGGTATCGAGAAGGTTATTCAGGGCGCGAAGACCGAATCTGTCCCACTTGGCGAATTGAAGACTTTAAGCGAAGAACGAATGCTCATATTTGATCAGGAGCTGATGTCGTTTACCATGGGAAACTCCATAACAATGGAGGACACCAACGGCAACAGGAAACTTCTCAAGAAACGGTATGAGCAAAAGATTGACAGCGTGTCGGCTCTTATGGACGCATATGTTGCATACAAACTAAACAAGGACTCTTTTGATTAAGGACTGATATGGACGCCGGGGTTGATGAATTTCTTGCCCATTATGGGGTTAAAGGAATGAAGTGGGGTGTTAGACGCGCAGCTAGGAAAGACGCTAACGAGTTTGCAGCGGCTAAAATGTATTATGGCAAGGGCGCTGGAACGAGGCGCAAGCTCATCAAAGCTAAAGTTGAAACGCGTTCAGCAGACCCTCGATACAAAGAAGCATTTGAGTCTAATCTTGCAAAACAGGACATGGCTAAACGCGCTTCTCAAGCTAAAATCCGCAGAAGGGCCACCGATGCTGCCACAACTACGGCTAAAACAGGACGCGGTATTTTCAACATAATGAATGGAAACTCTATGGCTGCTTCTGGAGCTGCCGTAGCCATTGTTGCGGGCGCTGCTTATGCAAAGAGTCTTGGGCTTGACAAAATGGTGGTTGACGCTGGAAAGAAAGCATACTCAGCAGTCAAGACTGAGTTACGCGCTCAAGAAATTAAGAGAAATTTCAAGAAGTTTGGCCTATAATCGAAGGAGTAGAGTTACGTGCTATATTCTGAAGTAGAAGATGAACTAGCCCATTTCGGCGTTAAAGGAATGAAGTGGGGTGTTAGAAAAGCTCCATCAGCGTCCAGAGTTTCGTATAAAAGCGCAAAAAGTGATCGAAAAGAACAAACAAAGTTGAAAAAAGCCTCGTACCGAGGAGTCGCGGCTGATCGTAGGGCCATAAAAGAAAAGATCAACAATAATATAAAAACCGATCCATTATACGCTAAAGCTGTTCGTAAAATGGATAGACGAGATGAAGCTAAAACTTCAGCTGCAATTTTAGCGGTTATGGGTGGCTCAGTAGCACTTCCTTATGTACTGAACTCGGTTGCAGAAGTTACTTATAAAAGCGCAACCAAAGGTGCAAGATACTATAGTCAGGCTCAAAAATATAATCCTAATTCTAGATTTTGGGATGGACGCACGGTTCCTGGCGAGGTTGTGAATATCGGTGCTGAGTTAGCGCGTCGTTATGTGTAATATTTAAAAGAAAGGGGGTGACATATGGCGTCTTTTTCAGATAGATTAAAGCACGCCTGGAATGCGTTTTCAAAAGAAGACTCCGAAGATGCCAGCCCATATTTTAACTATGGTATGAGTTACGGTAGTTATGGCGGAAGACCAGATCGAATCAGATTTGGAACGGCCAACGACAAATCTATAATCAACACGATCTATAATCAAATCGGGATCGACGTTGCGTCAGTTGGCCTATCCCACGTGCGGCTTGATCCTGAGAAACGATATATTGAGACTATTGATAGTGGTTTGAACAACTGCTTGACTCTCGAGGCAAATCTGGATCAAGCGGCAAGAGCTTTTATGCAAGACGTAGCGATGACTATGTTCGACAAAGGTGTTATCGCCATTGTTCCTGTCGACACTACTCTGAACCCACGTATAACTGGAGCTTTTGACGTTAAAACACTCCGCGTTGGAGAGATTACAGCGTGGTATCCGAAGCACGTTCGTGTCAGTTTGTACAACGAGATCAAGGGCCGTAAAGAAGAGGTTACTCTCGCTAAAAACTTTGTGGCAATTGTTGAAAATCCGTTGTACATGGTTATGAACGAACCCAACTCGACTCTTAAACGTCTTACACGCAAACTTAGCTTGCTCGATTCGATCGATGAGCAGACAGGAGCCGGAAAACTCGACTTGATAATCCAGTTGCCATACGTTATCAAGTCAGATGCTAGGCGTCTTCAAGCAGAAACTCGCAGGAAAGACATCGAGTTGCAGCTTCGCGGGTCTCAGTATGGAATTGCGTATACCGACGGAACGGAACGCATCACCCAGTTGAATAGGCCTCTCGAAAACAACATGCTCAAGCAAATTGAGTATCTGACGTCGAACCTCTACAACCAGTTGGGGATGACTGAAGCGGTGTTCAATGGAACTGCCGATGAAAAAACGTTGTTGAACTATCACAATCGAACTATCGAACCAATTCTTTCAGCGATAGCTCAGGCAATGAAACGATCATTTCTCACAAAAACCGCGAGGAGTCAGGGGCAATCGATCGAGTTCTTCAGAGATCCGTTCAAGAACATCTCAATTAGTGACATGGCCGAAGTAGCTGACAAGTTTACTCGAAACGAGATTCTTACGTCAAATGAGGTTCGTGCTGCTATGGGTCTCAAACCAGCCAATGATCCGAAGGCTGACGAATTACGCAATAAGAACATTCCAGAAGCAAAGCAACCTGGTTTTGATCAATCTCAACCAGAACCGCCGAGCGAATCTTTTTAGAGGGGTAGGTGAAAATTCAAAATGGATGCAGATTTCAGCGGGTATGTTACGCGAGTCGGACTCAAATGCACCGACGGACGAACCATAATGCCTGATGCTTTCAAACATCAGCACAAGCAGAAGGTCCCACTTGTGTGGCAACATCAGCACAACGATCCGATGAACGTATTGGGTCACGCTCTTCTAGAGAATCGTGCTGACGGAGTATACGGTTATGGTTATTTCAACACGACCGAAGCTGGGCAGATGGCCAAACAATTGGTCAAGCACGGCGATATTGACAACTTGTCAATCTATGCGAACAACCTTTCGCAGTCGAACAAAAACGTGAACCACGGCGATATTCGTGAGGTTAGTCTTGTACTCTCTGGGGCAAATCCAGGAGCTTACATTGACAATGTTAATCTTCACCATAGCTCATCGACTGAGGACTTTGTCGATGAAGAAGCAGTCATTTACACAGGATTACCTATTGAGCTTAGCGATCAAAAAGATCTAGAGCTTATAATCGAACACAAGGATCAGGAAGATCCTAAGACTCAACAAGGAGAAAACATGGCAGAGGAAAAGACCGTCAAGGACGTTTTTGACACCCTTACGGAAGAGCAGAAGAATGTTGTTTACTACATGATTGGCGAGGCGCTTGCCTCCGCCGAAGACGAGATGGAGCAAAGTGACTCCAGCGAATATTTGACTCATCAGGGGGATTTCTACATCATGCCGCGTAACGTTTTCGAGCAGAATGGCACCGTCGAAGAGCGTCCTACTCTTTCGCACAGCCAGCTCAAGGAGATCATGAGCGACGCTTCGCGTCTCGGCTCTCTCAAGGAGTCGTTCCTCGCGCACGCTGGTGATTACGGCATCGATGATATCGAGTTCCTCTTCCCGGATGCGAAGTCCATTACCAACAGCCCCGAGATGCTCTCTCGTCGGATGGAGTGGGTTACGGATGTTCTGGGCAAGACCAAGCATTCGCCATTTTCTCGCATCAAGTCGGTAGTTGCCGACATCACTGCTGACGAGGCTCGCGCCAAGGGTTACGTCAAGGGCAGCATGAAGAAGGATGAGGTCATCAAGCTGCTGAAGCGAGTGACCACTCCGACGACCGTCTACAAGAAGCAGAAGCTTGATCGCGATGATATTGTCGACATCACCGATTTGGATGTCATTGCTTGGCTGAAGGCCGAAATGCGTATCATGCTTGACGAGGAAATTGCTCGTTCGATCCTTGTTGGCGACGGTCGTGAGCCTGATGATCCCGACAAGATCGATGAGGATCACCTGCGCCCGATCGCTTACGACGTTGACATGTACGCGCACAGTATCACTCTTGACAGCAGCCCGACTCCTGCCGAGATGATCGAAGCGATCGTTCGCGCTCGTCGTTACTACAAGGGCACTGGTACCCCCACGCTCTACACGACTGACGCCAAGCTGACCGACATGATCCTGGACAAGGACTCTCTCGGTCGTCGTTACTACAACACCGAGGCCGAGCTCGCTGCGGCGCTTCGTGTTGACCGCATCGTCACCGTCGAGGCCATGGAGGACGCTGCTGATATTGCCGGTATCATTGTGAACCTCGTCGACTACACTGTCGGTGCGGATCAGGGTGGCGCCATTTCGATGTTCGACGATTTCGATATCGATTACAACCAGCAGAAGTACCTGATCGAGACTCGGATCTCCGGGGCCTTGACCAAGCCGAAGTCTGCGATCGTCATTCGCAACTCGCCTGGCACCTCGGTTGTCCCGACTCAGCCGACTTACGTTCCGGCGACCCATACGATCACCATCCCGTCCAAGACTGGTGTCGTTTACAAGGTTGACGGCGTTGCTGTCGACGCTGGCGCTCTCGTGATCACCGAGACCACCGAGGTCGAGGCC